ATTTGTAGTTGAAAGTGAAGTTACAGGAACACAAAGAAGGGTAGCTGATATTGAACGAAGGGCAGGTTTTTAATATTTAATACTATGAAAGTGAAATTACCTTTATATAATATGTTGATTGCCGATGATATAGATGGCGAGGAGGAAGTTGATTATGTTGCATTGGTTGAATACCCTGCTATCCAAAGGAATTTTTTAGCATTTAATGATACAGATGAGTTTGAAAGTTATGCTGACTATCCTGATGGAGTAAAAGGAAACGCTAGAAGCGTATTAGACTATGCAGAAAAGAATGGATGGGGTTCATGTGGTACTCCTGTTGGAAAACAAAGAGCAAATCAATTAGCAAGTGGGGAGGCTATATCCCTAGAAACTATTAAAAGGATGTATTCTTATTTAAGTAGACACGAAGCAGACCTTACTTCTAGTAAATCTTATGGTGATGGTTGTGGTAAATTGATGTATGATGCGTGGGGTGGTAAGGCTGCACTAGGTTGGAGCCGTAATAAATTAAGACAATTAGGAGAATTAGGAGATGACCAAAGTTCAGATTTGAAGTTTGCTATACAAGATGAGGAACAAAGAATAGTAACAGGTCCGTTAATGATAGCTGATTTGCCTATTTATAGAAAAGATGAGGATGGCGAATACTATGTAATGTTTAGTGCAGAGGAAATAAAGAAAATAGTACAAAGATTTTTTAAGAAAGGATATCAAGGTAAGGTAAATATAGAACATGGAAAGCCTATTGAAGATGTTTATATGTATGAAAGTTACATAGTAGATAGGGAAAAGGGTGTTATGCCACCCAAAGGATTTGAAGATATATCTAATGGGAGTTGGTTTGGAAGTTATAAGGTTGATAATGACAAGATATGGGATGAAGTTAAGGCAGGTACATTTAAAGGATTCAGCATAGAAGGTATGTTTAAATACCAAAAAAGCCAACATACAATAACAGAAGAAGAAGTTATGATGGAAAAAGTCATCAATATTTTATCACAAATTGAACACTAATAAAAATTTAATATTTACAATTATGAACGCAAAAGAAGCATTACAAGAAATCAAGAAATTACTATTCACAGAGAATAGTAAACAAGAGTTTGCCCTAACAGATGGCAAATTGGAAGATGGAACTGCTATCAAATACGATTTAGAGAGTGGCGAAATCTATGTAGTTGGTCAAGATGGGGCGAATATGCCTGCACCTGTTGGCGAACACAAACTTGAATCAGGCGAGGTTATCGTTGTGGTTGAAGAAGGTAAAATTTCAGAAGTTAAAAAGGCTGAAAGCGAACCAAAGGTTGAAGTTGAGGTAGAGGCTGCTAAAGAAGAAGCACCTGCTGAAGATGAAAAGCCAAAGATTGATGAACAAATGTCTGCAATGGAAGAAAAATATGCAGCACTTGAAAAGAAAGTAGAGGAAATGGCTAAAAAGCTAGATGAGATGGGTTCTAAAGGAGAAAAAATGAATGAGGCAATCAAATTGTCTGCACAAGTTTTGGAAACATTAGCAACTGAACCATCTGATGACCCAATTCAAAAGCCTAATACTTTTTACAAAGAAGTAAAAGACGCAAAACAACAACAATTTAATAAATTACAACAAGTATTTCAAAATTTAAAAACAAAATAATATGGCTTTAGATTTATCAGCACTTACAAACTATGTAGAAGAAAATGCACAGCAATTAACTGCTGCTGCAATCTTTAGTGCAAAGACTGCTTCCTTAATTGAAGCAAAAGGTAATGTTCAAGTAGGTATTAAATCTGCAGAAACTATCAATGTTTTGACTACCGATGCGGTATTCCAAGCAGGTGGTACTTGTGGATTCAGTTCTAGTGGAACAACTTCTATTACTCAAAGACAAATCACAGTAGGTAAAATCAAAGTTCAAGAGGCAATCTGCCCTAAGACTTTTGAAGCGAAGTATACACAAAAGGCATTAAGAGTAGGTTCTACTTACGATTACATGGCTTATGCTACAGATTTCACTAATCAAAAGATTGCAAGAATCGGTGCAGCATTAGAAACTGCAATTTGGCAAGGTGATACTGCGAGTGGTACTGCTAACCTAAATAAATTTATGGGTTTTGCAACTATTATCAATGCTCTAGGCTTTGGTGGTGCAGGTGACCCAATCAATGGTAACACAAGTGCATTAACTACATTGACTAAAGCAAATGTAAGACAAGCGGTTGATGAGATTTTCTTAGCAATCCCTGCTGCTCTTTTAGACAAAGATGATTTTGTTATCTTCTGTGGTAATGACACATTCCGTGAATATGTTGTAGCACTTCGTGAAGCTAACTTATTTCATTATTCAGTAGATGCTGCAAATATGGAAATCACAGTACCAGGAACTAACATCAAATTAATTGGTGTGAATGGTTTAAATACTCTTGACTATATGGTTGGTATCTGTATGAGTAACATGTACTTAGGTACAGATATGTTGAATGAGCAAGATAAGTTTGAATTGTTCTATGCAAAAGAAGCAGATGAAATGAGATTTGTAGTAGAATTCAAATTAGGATGTCAAGTTGCATTCTCAGATGAGATTGTATTCTGGAAAAAAGCATCTGCATAGTAGAAAATAATATGGGTGGGGGTAATACTCCACCCTTTAACTAAATAAATTTATTAATATGGCATGCGCATTAACACAAGGATATACTCTTGATTGTAAAGATAGCATAGGTGGTTTAACTTCGGTATACTTCGCTCCTTGGGAAGATTTAGCGACAGTCACTATTGCTGCAGGAGTTGTAACGACGCTTACAATGGATGCAACAAAGAGATTTTACTTGTATGAACTTGTAAAAGAAAGTTCAAACTTTGCAGAAGCAGTAAATACAAATGTACAAAATGGTACTGTTTTCTATACTCAAACATTAGAGGTAATTTTAAACAAATTGCAAGTTAATACTAGAAATGAAATCTTGCTTTTAGCTAAAAATAGATTAGCAGTAATAGCAGTTGATAATCAAGGAGATAAGTGGTTCTTAGGAGTTGCTTATGGTCTAGACTTAACAGGTGGCGGTAGTGCCACAGGTACTGCATTCGGTGACAGAAGTGGTTACACTTTAACTTTCACAGGTAATGAGAAAGAATTAGCACCAAAAGTAACTGCTGCTATCCCTATCGTGTAGATTTGGTTTGTTTACATATGGTTTTTTGGAAAAGGCATCCTTAGGGGTGTCTTTTTTTTTATACAAGTAACAATTTATTATATTTACTATTATGATTAGACTTACAAAAAATGTAACAGGGTACATATATTTGAGTTTACAGGACAAAAGGCTTACATCAAGTAATTCCTATATAATATTATTTGTAAATGAAGTAACTAATGAACAAGTTAATCTAACTTTGACAGATGTTAGTTCATTCAAAAGCAGATATTCTAAGTTTCAAGTATTAAATACATCATTCAATACAAAAACAATAGGATTTTGGAGATATTATGTAACACAGGCAGGAAGCGGTGCTACAATAATAGCGACAGGTAAATTTGAATTAGTTGATGCCAATTTAAGTGATACAGAAGTCATTAGATACACAGGTTATAATGGCTCATATAAAACATATACAGTATGATTAAGTTCTTAAAGTTTGACCAAGTGCCATTGCCAGTCTATAAAGAAGTGAAGGGCAAGGATTGGATATATTATGGTGAAAAAAATGATTATCCTGATTATCTATTGCGTTTATACAACAATAGTGCAAAGCACAATGCAATTATAACAGGGAAGGTAGATTATATCTGCGGAAATGGTTGGGATGCTAATACCGAAGATGAGATGGAAAAGGCAAAAGCCTATACAATTTTAGATAAGGTTAATACCAAAGGGGAAAGCCTTACAGACATAACTAAAAAAATGGCTACCGACTTATCAATATTCGGTGGTTACTATTTACAAGTTATTTGGAGTAAGGTTACGGGAGAGATAGCTGAATTGTACCATATAGATTATTACAAGGTTAGAACTAATTCTATCAATAATTGCTATTTCGTAGCTGATGATTGGATTAAGAACGGACAAGTGAACCCTAGACCTAACTATTTAGAATATCCTAGATTTGATGATAACAATAGGAAAGGAAGTCAAATTCTATATTTTAAAGAATACAGAGCAGGGTGTAATATTTATTCACTTCCTGATTATAGGGGTGCTATTTCTTATATTGAACTAGATATTTGTATTGGGGAATACCACTTGAATAGTATTAACAATGGAATGTTTAGTTCTAAACTTATCAACCTAAATGGTGGCAGGGTTAGTGAGGAAGAAGAAAACAGGATTGAAAAGCAATTTAAAGACAAATTTAGCGGCTCAAAGAACGCAGGTAAGTTTATGTTAGCTTTCAACGATAGCAAGGAAAATGAGCCATCTATAATTGATTTAAGCGGTACTGAACTTGACAAGCACTTTGACCTTTTGAATAGGACTGTCCAACAAGAGATATTTAGCGGTCATAAGGTTACAAGTCCTATGCTATTCGGTATCAAAACAGAAGGGCAATTAGGTGGTAGGGCAGAATTGCGTGAGGCTAGTGAGTTGTTTCAAAATACCTACATTAATACAAAGCAAAAGGAGATAGAGCAAGTTATCAATTACCTATATTCTTTTAATGATTTGACGGCAGAATTGTTATTAAACAAGACTGAACCAATATCATTCCAATTTGGCGAGGCTATCATCAGTTCTAATATGACACAGGATGAGATAAGGGAGAAGTTGAGTTTGCCAATGATTGAAAAACAAGAAACAGATGTCAGCCAAAACTTAATTAATTCACTTAATTCATTGAATCCTACACTTTTACAAAAGGTATTAGAGAATATGGACACAGATGAGTTAAGAAGTTTAGTTGGATTGATGCCAAAAGTAGAAGAAGTAGCGGTTGAACCTGTTACTCCAACAGAAACTATGCATATTTCATGCAGTCATAGTAAAAATGATAATGAAATTATAGCATTATTTGAAGGGAAAGGTTTACCACAAGAAAACTATATAGCATTACAAGAGGATAGAATGTTATTTAGCGATATGGATGAGTTTAATAGACATCAAGATTTTGCTGAATACACATTGAACGCAGTACAGGAAAATATCGTGGCTACTATCAAAGGTAATCCAACTGCTACAATAGAAGATATTGCAAAAAAAGTAGGTGTAAGCAAAAGTGTAGTAACAGATAGGTTAAATACATTGCTTGATGATGGGGTTATAAAAGAAAAGATTAGCAAAGATGGTACAATCACAAGGTCATTAAGTAAATTAGGAGAATCTTCAATTCGTAAACTTACACCAATCACATCATATAAGGTTATGTATAGTTATGATGAAAGACCTAGTGTACCAAAGCCTCTTTCACAGAGCAGACCATTATGCCAAAAACTTTATGGCAGTAAGTTATATTTCACTAGAGAAGAAATCCAAAACATAAGTGACCAACTAGGATATTCTGTATTTCAACTTTGTGGTGGATGGTATACAAATCCAAAAACAGGAGTTACTACACCATATTGCAGACACGAATGGAAACGAAATGTTGTAATTGAAAAAACATCACGATGAGCGCGAATATTTTAATGATTAGTGAGCAGTCTTTTAAAGATTTTACGATTGCTTCAAATAACATAGATTTAAAAAATCTAACACAGGTTATCAAAATGACACAGGATAGATTTATTCATCCGTTATGTGGTAGTGCATTGTATAATAAAATATTAACTCTTATAGATAATGGAACTATTACTAGCGGAGGCAATGCAGTTTATAAAACATTACTTGATAGTTACTTAACTGATACTTTATTCAATTATGTTCTTGGAGAATTACCAATGGCAATGCAATATAAATTTGTAAACAAAGGGGTAATGAAAAAGACAAGTGAGAATAGTGAACAACCAACATATGCAGAATTACAAAGCATAAGCAAGTATTATCAAGGTTATGCGGAGTGGTATGCTGAAAGAACAATAAATTATTTAACTGCTAATTCTACAATATATCCTGAATACCTAAATCCTGGAAGTGATATTACCACTATACATCCAACAAGCAATCAATATAGGACTGCTATCAATTTAGGTAATGGAGAGTTAGAAGATACAAGACCATATAGTGAAAGGTATCAAGGTAATCGTTATAAAAAACCATATTAAGATGGCTTATAGTAAGAATGAAAAAAAACTAAAAGAATTTTTAAAAAAGAAAGATGAGTTTAAGCAACCTAATATCAAAAATAAAAGCAATACAACAAAGCCATCCAATGATAAAAACATTCGGAGAGGGTGATATCTATGATTATGTTGATAATGGTGGAGAAATAGAATATCCTGTATTGTGGGTTGTCGTACAACCATCTAGTTTCGTAACAGGCACTTTGCGTTACAGACTTTTATTTGTTTTTGCAGATTTATTAACAGAAGATAAATCAAATAGATTGCAATTACAAAGCGACCAATTACTTGTTGCTATTGATGTTCTATCTAAACTAAAATTAGATAATACATATAGTTTCAATACAAGCCAAAATGTAAATATAGAGTTATTCCAAGAAAGGTTTGATGACTTTACGGCAGGTGTTTCTGCTAGTATTGAAATCATTGACCCTACTCCTTTAAATTTATGTGAATTCCCAACTTAATAATACAATAATGACAATGTTTCAAAGAGATGAAATAGGTGTACCATCAACTTTCGGTGCGATTTTATTTAATGGTATGCAACTGATGGGAGTTGATTTAGTGAATATAGTTTTCACATGGATAATTTCAATTCTTTCTATCGTGTATTTAGTATATAAAATTAAAAACGAAAAGAAAAGTTATGATAGACGAAAAAACAATAGAAAGGATAGCACTAATGCATCCTAAACTTCGTGAAGAAGTTAGAGATATATATTTTGAAATAAGTGCAGCACTAACAGGCAAGGCATTTTGTAGGTTTTCTTATACATTAAGAACATTCGCAGAACAAGATGGCTTATACGCACAAGGTAGAACAATAAAAGGGAGTATAGTTACTAATGCTAAAGGAGGGTTAAGTTATCATAACTACGGATTAGCACTTGATATTGTTTTAATAGATGGCAAGAATGCTAGTTGGGATATTAAAAAGGATTTTGATAGTGATGGCAAGGCTGATTGGATTGAGGTTGTAAACATATTTAAGCAGTATGGTTGGACATGGGGTGGAGATTGGAAGTTTGTAGATGCCCCTCATTTTGAAAAACCATTTGGATATCCTATCCGTACACTACTTGATATGTATAACAAAGGTAAAGTAGATAAAAATAACTATGTGTTAATATGAAATTAAATAATTTTAAACAATGGAAAACGACAACACTCGGCTTGATAATTATGATGTGTTCTATTGCCAGTGTATTTGTAAAGGAAATACAATGGTCGGATGCTATAATTGGGATAGCAGTTGGTCTAATCCTAATA